TACAAATAAACTTGAATTATATGAAGATAAAGACAAAGGGCAACAAGCCTATTATAAAGGTCAGAAAATGAAATATATGGATTATATTCAAGAAGTAGGAAATAGGGTAAAAAGAAATAAAGATGGCAAAGGTGCTGATAATATTGGTGTTTTTGCTGGTATTACTTTTAATAACAAAGGTAAAATAGTTTAAGGAACTAAAATGGCTACTAAAAAAGCAGAAACAGGAACTACAGAAAAAAAAGATAAAATTTTTAAATTAACAAAGCCTAATGGTAAAGTAATTACAAGAAAAGAATTATCTGATGCTAAGAAAAAAAGAGTTAAAGCAAAAGGTTGGAAAGTAGAGGAAGTGTAGATGGCTACAGTTGCAAAATGTTTTAGACATGATACAAAAGATTGTGCTGGTACAAATTCACCGTTAGATAATACTGTAACAGATTCATTAGCAAAAGATGTTGAAGATTATATTACTGCAAGTGGTGGTACTATGGCAAATAATACAAATTTAAATATTACAAGCTGGTCAGTAGGTACAAGTGTGTACACATTAGTTGTGATAGGTGATAATACTTAATAAATGCTTAAAACATTCAATGAAATAATTGAAAAAGTCCTTGAACACGAAGGTGGGTATGTAGATGACCCCACAGATTCAGGTGGAGAAACTAATTTTGGAATTAGTAAACGAGCATACCCTGGTGAAGATATTAAAGGTTTAACAGTTGAAAGAGCTAAAGAACTTTATAAAAGAGATTATTGGGATAGGTTTCGTGTATCTCAGCTTCCTGAGCGTATTCGCCATATCTATGTTGATATGTGTATTAATATGGGTGGTGGAAGGGCTACTAAAATACTTCAAGAAGCCTGTAATAGCAAAAACTCATATAAAATAGATGTGGATGGTGGTATTGGCAAAGATACTATAAAAGCATCTGCTAATTTAGAGGACTTTAGATTAAGAGCATACAGGGTTATGTTTTATGCAGAATTAGTAATGAAGAAGCCCGAACAAGAAAGATTTTGGGTAGGCTGGTTTAGGAGAAGTTGTGAAGTTTGAAAAATCATGGTCATTAGGTAATGCTATTACATTAATTGTAATAATGGGCAGTATGTTTATACAATTTGGTACTACATCTCAAGAAGTAAAAACTATGAAGGAAACAGTTATTGTTCAATCAGAAGATATTAAAGATAATGCTGAAAAAATAGTAAAACTTGAAAAAAATCAACTTACTCTTGAAAAAGATGTAGAATATATTAAAGAATCCAATGAGCGTATGGAAGTTAAGATTAACAAACTTTTAGATAAGTTTAATATTATAGATTGATGGACTTAAATGCACTACTTACAGAACATGGATTGGCAGTTGTTATCATTTTCATTCTGTTTGGTAGTATTGCTTATTTTGGCAAGTGGTTTCTTAATATTTATACTCAAAAATTATATTCTCAGTTTGCAGAACTTAACAGAGAAATTGTTGAAATCAAGTTGGATATAT